AAGCATTTATGACTAGCCCATCTAATTCTGACGTACAGAATTTATTACCAGTTCAAGCCTACTTCAATTTAGATGGGTCATTTAATACTTTTATTGGCCAAGGTCAGCCGTTTTATGCAACGGTTAACCCAAGCCAATCCGGCCTTAACATTACAAACAGTACGATAAATAGCACTACTATTGGTGCTACAACGCCATCAACTGGCGTATTTACAAACATTGCAACAACAACCGGCACAATCACAACTGCCGCAAGCGGTCCAACTGACATTGTTAATAAACAATATGTTGACTACTTTGCCGCTGGGTTAAGCTGGAAAGCCCCAGCATTAACTGCAACTTCTGCCAACATTACTTTGTCAGGACTACAAACAATCAATGGTGTAACCCTTGTTGCCGGTGATACCGTATTAGTAAAAGACCAAACCAATGCCGCACAAAACGGTATTTATATTGCTTCTGCTACTGCATGGACTTATGCAGTAGGTGGCGATACTTGGAATGAATACATCGGTGCCATTATCTTTATTGCATCCGGATCATTAGGTGGAACTGCTTGGTATTGCACCGCACAACCTGGCGGCACACTTGGCGTAACTGCCATGAATTGGTCCAACTTTAGCGTGTCATCAACTTATACGGCCGGAACTGGATTAACACTAACCGGAACAGTATTTAGCATTACTAATACTGGCGTTTCAGCAACAACTTATGGTTCTGCAACTGCTTCAGCGGTTATTGCAGTAAATGCCCAAGGTCAAATTACTTCTGCATCTAGTTCAACTATTACCCCGGCCGTAGGATCAATTACTGGCCTTGGAACTGGTGTTGCAACTTGGCTTGCAACCCCAACTTCTGCTAATTTATTGGCCGCAGTAAGCGATGAAACTGGTTCAGGTTCATTAGTATTTGCTACTAGCCCAACATTAGTTACGCCTATTTTGGGTACGCCACAATCCGGTAATTTTTCTACTGGAACTTTTACTTGGCCTACATTTAATCAAAATACTACTGGAACTGCCGCTGGACTTTCGGCTACTTTAGCAATTGGTAGCGGCGGTACAGGTCAAACAACTGCTTCTGCGGCATTTAATGCTTTAAACCCCATGACTACAACTGGGGATATTATTTATGAAGCAAGCCCAACAACTGCCGCAAGATTAGCCATTGGTTCTACTAATCAAGTATTAACCGTTATTGCTGGATTGCCGGCTTGGGCCGCAGTACCATCATCAATGGTTTATCCAGGTGCCGGTATTCCTAATTCAACTGGATCGGCCTGGGGAACAAGTTATTCTACAACTGGTACAGGAACCGTTGTTGCATTAGCTACTAGCCCAAGTTTTACTACACCAATATTAGGAACCCCATCTTCAGGAACGTTAACTTCATGCACGGGATTACCCATAGCTACTGGTGTTAGCGGTTTAGGAACTGGCGTAGCTACTGCTTTAGCGGTAGCCGTAGGTTCGGCTGGTGCGTTTGTTACATTTAACGGTGCATTAGGAACCCCAACAAGTGGTGTTGCAACTAATCTAACTGGTACTGCTTCAGGATTATCTATTGGTGGTAATGCCGCTACGGCAACAAGTGCAACTACTGCCACAACGGCAACAACTGCAACCAACGCCACAAACATTGCAATTACTGACGATACAACCACTAATGCAACAATGTACCCAACCTGGGTAACAACAACTACCGGTAATTTACCGGCCAAAACATCGTCAACTAAATTAAGCTTTAACCCATCTACTGGTGTTTTAGCGGCAACAGGATTTAGTGGTTCAGGTGCTTCATTAACTGCTTTAAGTGCATCAAACATTAGTGCTGGAACATTAGCAATAGTTTATGGTGGAACTAATGGTTCTGCTACTCCTACTGCTGGCGCAGTTCCTTATGGAACAGGTTCGGCTTATGCATTTACTTCTGCTGGCACAAGCGGTCAAGTATTGCAATCAAATGGATCAAGCGCACCTACTTGGGTTACACCATCTAGCGGTGCAGTAGTTCAAGTTAAATCAACAACAAAAACAGATATATTTTCTTCTACTTCTACTTCTTTTGTTGATATTACTGGATTTAATGTAAGCATTACACCAACTAGTTCATCTAACAAGGTATTAGTAACGGTTACATTTACCGTAGGAAGTGATACTGCAACTGTATTTTTAGGATTTAGATTGGTTCGTGGTTCTACTGTTATTGATGTGGGTAATGCGGCCGGATCTAGAACACAAGCAAGCGGTGGTGCTGGCCGTGTTAATGATGTTAGCGATACATATAGCATTAACTTTAATTTTTTAGATTCTCCAGCAACAACTTCAGCAACTACTTATAAAGTTCAAGGATTTAATAACAATTCTAATACTTGGTATGTTGGTTCAAACGGATTAAATGCTGATAATCCAGCAACAGGGCGTTATCCATCAACAATTACAGTAATGGAAGTTACACCATGATAAATTACCCACAAATTCTTTCTGTAAATTATGTTGGCTCACAATGGGCAATGAGTGGAAACGATTATTCAACTTTAGAATGGTTTAGTGATACACCAAAGCCAACTCAATCTGAATTAGATGCGTTAGCACCAAATACTGATGAAGTTTTAGCTAAAAATGCTTGTAAAAAAGAAGCATCGGAATTGCTTTATGAAACCGATTGGACAACTATTCCTGATATTACAAATACTGACAATGATCCATATTTAACCAATCAAGCTGAATTTATTGCTTATCGTAATGAAGTGCGTAAATTAGCGGTTAATCCTGTTCCAAATCCTATTTTCCCACCAACTCCTACTGCACAATGGTCAGCATGATTACTTTTACTTGGAAGTTTTTAGAATTATTTGCTGAAAACGATAAATTAGTTGCAGTACGTTATTTACTTACTGGAACTGATGGCCAAGTTAATGTTAGTTCAGAAGGAAGGCATACGTTTAAATCTGTAAACAAACCTTTATCTGAAATTGTTGAATCAGATTTGGTTCAATGGATTGAAAAAGACACTACCGTTGATGATTTAAACCCTATAAAATCAGCAATAGAAAATCAAATAAATAGTCTAAATACTGCACAAAAAGTAGATTTTCCTTGGCTTGCTGGCACTTTTACGATTGAATAATTTATGACAACGCCAATTGACATTATTAGCCGTTCACTTAAAGACATTGGCGCATTAGCGGCCGGTGAAGCACCTACTTCTGATGCCGCAATTGATTGTTTAGATATGCTAAACGATATGATTGATCAATGGTCAAACGAAGATTTTATTGTTTTTAATACTACTGAAATCATTTCAAACGTAGTGCCAGGTCAAACACAATACACTATTGGCCCTGATCCTACAACGCTAAACTTTATTGGTGCAACTTTTACAGGCACCTTTTCAGGTAATGTTTTAACTGTTACTAACGTTACCCAAGGTGCGGTAGCCCAAGGCCAATATTTAAGCGGTCCTGGTATTACGTCCGGAACCAAAATTGTTCAATTTATTACTGGTGCCGGCGGCAATATTAACGAAGCTGGCACGTATTTATTAAACATTACCCAAGGTACCCAAACCCCAGTATTTACTGGTTCCATATCAGGTACAACCCTAACTGTAACGGCCGTAACTTCCGGAAGTATTGGTATTGGTTCAGTTATTAGCGGCACCGGCGTTACTGGTGGAACAACCATTACTGGCCTTATTAGCGGAACCGGTGGCTTAGGTACTTATACCGTTAGCGCAAGCCAAACCGTGGCTTCTACAACCATTACAGGCACTATTGTTGCTACAAATATCCAAGCTTATTATGAAAAGCCATTAAGCATTGATTCTGCCTATGTTCGTATTAACACAAGCCAAAGCGGAAGCCCAGTAATAAACGGTGGTATTGATTATCCAGTAGCCGTTATTAATTTGATTAACTACAATGCTATTGGCCTTAAAACGTTAAGCGGTCCGTGGCCAAAAGCCCTTTATTTCAATCCTGGTGCAGATTCAGCTAATTTGTTTTATTGGCCTAATCCAAGCCAAGGCGAAATGCATATGTTTGCTAAGACAATATTTAGACGTTATGAAACACTTTATGAAGATATTGTTCTTCCACAAGGTTATTTAATGTGTTTGCGTTGGTGTTTGGCAGAACGTTTATTGCCGATGTATGGCAAAACAGACCCAGCTATTTTAGGCATGATCACTACGTATGCCGCCCAAGCAAAATCTACGGTTAAACGTACTAATATGCAACCTATGCAAGTTTCACGTTATCAAGATGCATTGTTAATGAGTAGGGCTAAAGATGCCGGCTGGATTCTAACTGGTGGATTCACACAATAAGGTCAAAATATGCCTGATTTTGGATTTGTTGGCCCATCATATGAAGCCCCGTCTATCTACCAAGATGCACAGGAATGTATTAATTTTCGTCCTGAAATTGATCCACTAAAACAACCTGGGCAAAATGGCGTAATTGCGCTATATCCAACCCCAGGATTAACGATTAAAGCAGTTCTTGCTGATACTGGCGAAGTGCGTGGTTTAAGAACCGTTTCGGGCGGTGATTACATGGTGGCGGTTTGTGGGCAAAACGTTTATGTTCTTGATTCCACATTTAATGCAGTAAATATTGGTGCTTTAAATACCAGTTCAGGAATTGTAGGAATTACTGACAATGGCTTAAATGTTTATATAGTTGATGGAACTAATCGCTATACATGGCGCATTTCTAACCCAAATAATGCTGAATTTGTTGGTTCTATATCAGGCACAACTTTGACAGTAACTTTAATGAAAAGCGGAACTATTGCCGCCAGCCAACAAGTGCTTTGTGATGGAATATTGCCTAGAACCGTTATTACCGCATTGGGTACTGGAACGGGCGGTGTTGGAACTTATACAATAAATCGTACTCAAACCATTACTTCTAGGGATATTAATACTGCGGCAGTTGGTGCAGTTGTTACCGGAAGCATTTCAGGAACCGTTTTAACTGTTACTGCGGTTACTAGCGGAACTTTATATCCAGGTCAAACCATTCAAGGAACTGGCGTTACTGCTGGAACGATTATTACGGCCCTAGGCGGTTCTGCGGCATTGTCATTTAGCATTACTGCGGCCGGCACCGGATATGCCGTTGGTGACACCATTACGGTTACTGGCGGCATATATAGTGAACAAGCTACATATACAGTTGCAACCATTGGCGGTGGTGGTGCGGTTACAGGCCTTACAACGGTAAACAATGGCGTTTATACAGTAGTGCCAGGAACTCCAGCAAATACAACAACTAGCGGTAATGGTACAGGGTTAACCCTTACATTAACGTTTGGTACCGGTACCGGCAACACCGGAACCTATGTTGTTAGCGCATCACAAACCGTTGCTTCTACAACCTTATATGCATTGAATTTTAGTGTTTTACCAAACAATGATGGGCCTTTTGAAGGCGCAAACGTAGTTGATATTGTAGATAACTATTTTATTTACAACCGCCCTAACACCCAACAATTTGGTTCTTCAAACCCTTTATCGCCTATTTCTTCAGCATTGGCATTTAGTTCTAAAGATGGTTCACCGGATGACCTAGTATCACTTATTGTGGATCATCGTGAACTGTATTTAATGGGTGAAGTTTCTTCTGAAGTTTGGGTAAATAGCGGATTATTCCCTTTTGCTTTTCAACGTATTCCTGGAACGTCTACCCAGCATGGTATAGCCGCCAAATTTTCAATAGCAAGACTTGGCAATTCTTTTGCTTATGTTAGCCGCAATATTCGTGGCCAAGCCCAAATAATGATGATGAATGGGTACGTACCAACCCGTATATCAACCCATGCCGTAGAACAAACATTGCTTGATAAATTTGTTGATGATGCAAGGGCCTGGACCTACCAGTTAGAAGGCCATGAAGTTTATGTTGTTAGCTTCCCAACCATTGATTTAACTTGGGCATATGACATTTCTACTGGAATGTGGCATAAATGGCTTTGGGTAGATTCCAATAACGTATATCACCGTCACCGTGGCAATTGCCATGCAAGCTTTCAAGGTAAAAACCTTGTTGGCGATTGGGAAAACGGCAATTTATATCAATTAGACCAATTAAATTACACCGATAATGGTGATGAAATACGTAGGTTACGCCGGGCACCCCATTTAATTAGCGACTATCAACGTCAATATTTTCATGAATTACAAATACATTTTCAACCAGGTGTAGGTTTGCCAAATGGTTCTGCGCCCCAAGCTATGTTGCGCTGGTCCGATGATGGCGGTTCTACTTGGTCAAATGAACATTGGTCCAGCATTGGCGTACAAGGCGCATATAAAAACCGTGCAATTTGGCGTAGATTAGGCCAATCCAGGGATAGAATATTTGAAGTAGTAGTAACTGATCCAATTAATGCCGTAATTACTGCGGCCAATCTTAAAGCGGATGCTGGGGTTAACTAATGGCTATTGCACCAGGAAGTCAAGGCGGCGTTTGGACTAATTCCCAAAATAACCCCTATCCACAATCCCCGCTATTGGATGAACAAACCAAACGTCCAACCAGGGCGTGGCAACAGTTTTTTCTTGGAATACTAAACTTTACTTCAGCACCATCGGCAACAACTGGCCAATCAGGGGTAACTTTGCCAGCAAATCCAGTAGGTTTTATTAATATTACGGTTAATGGTCAACCTTATAAAGTGCCTTATTACAACCCATGAACCTTATTTACGTTAAACCTTCTAGGCAATTATCAGTTAAAACGCAAATAGTAAATTTGCAAAACGAACTATTAAAAATGCCACAAGCTGACATAGTTACGGAACATACGTTTTTGCCAGGGATTTATGAACGTAAAATTACCGTGCCGCCCTGGACTGTATTAACCGGGGCAGAACATAAAACTGGGTACAAAATACGGTTAGAAAAAGGCACAATTGCCGTAAATGTTGAAGATTCAGTCAAGGTATTGACCGCCCCAATGGAATTTGATGCAAAAGCCGGGGCACAACGTGTAGGCCGTGTATTTGATGAAGAAGTGGTTTGGGTGGATGTTTACGAAAATCCCGATAATTGCCAAAATATAGAAGTTCTTGAAGAACGTTTATATGTTGTGCCTGACTGCGGTTTGGGCGAAAATAGAGTTTCATTACAAATTAAAAATTCAAAAGAAAACAAGCTTTTGTTAGATCAAACATTGGAAGGGGAATTACTATGTCAGGATGGGTAGCCGGTGCCGTAGTAGTAGGGTCAGTAGCTTCTAGCTATATGCAGTCAAAAGCCGCTGGCCAGGCCGCTGATCAATATGGCCGTCAAGCAGAACGTGGTTTGCAATATAACCAACAAATGTTTGACACAATTAATGCCCAAAATGCCCCTTACCGTGCTACCGGTGAAAGAGGTGCAACTTTATACAATCAATTAGCTGATACTGGTTATTTGACCGCCCAGCCATCAATGGATGATTTGACTAGATTGATGCCAAATTATCAATTTAATTTGCAACAAGGTTTAGGGCAACTTAATTCACAAATAAACGCTGGTGGCGGTTTAGTTAGTGGAAATGCTATTCAAGGTGCCCAACAATTTGCCCAAGGATATGCCGGCAATGCTTTAGCTGATGCTTTTAACCAATATCAAGCCAATCGTTCAAACGTAGTAAGCAACGTAAATGCTTTAACGGGCGTGGGCCAGCAAGCAAATGCAACAACGGCAACTGCCGCTAGTGGTGCTACTGCTAATGCTTCTAATTTGCTTTCTAGTATTGGTAATGCACAAGCCGCTGGAACAATGGGTGCGGCCAATGCTTATGCTGGTGGCCTTAATAATATTAGCAATTACGCAATGCTTTACGGTATGCGTAGTAAAGCTTAATTTTTAAAAGTTTAGGTGACAATATGGCTGGATTTACCGCAGATTTAAACCCAAAAAATACTGGTATGTCACTTGCTGACATAATGAAAGCTGGTGCTTACGGTGCCGAAATGGACGTTCTTAACCGTCAAGCCGCAGTTGCACGGGAAAAAGAAAAAGAAATGCCGATAATTAAAAATTTTATGGCTGATCCTACAAATAAGCTTTCTGACGGTTCTTTTGATTTAAAACAAATGCCAGCATTAATTTCCATTGCGCCGTTAACTGGTCCTGAATACGCTGACAAAATTATTGGTTTAACTAAAAATAACATTGAAACAAATCGTGCTTTAAATTCGCTTTCAGAAGAAAACCGCAAACCTTTTGCCGCTATTTATGGTAATTACGGCCAATTAGCGGCCAACGGCCAAGTAATTACAAACACCGAAATTATTGGATCGCTACAAAGATTAAAAGATTTTTACCCACAATTATCACAAGCGGCAGATGGTCAAATTAAAAGTTGGCAAGCAAGACCTGAAAATACTCCAATTGATGCACAAGTATTAATGAAATCACGTAATGAATCATTAACGCCAACACAATTAATTGATCAATTCTCGCCCAAGGCTGGAACAATTACTATTGGAAATCAAATTGTTGGAACTGTTACACAACCTTCAGTTGCCGGTGAACAACCTAGGGTTTCTACTACTCCATTGGGTGGTGGCCTAGGTACTGTAACGCCTACTGGCGGCGCAACAACTGAACCTGGTGGTAAGCCATTGCCTAAGATAATTCAAGAAGATACTTCTATGAGTTATACCGGCCCAGCTAATCCGTTAAACCTTAATAAATTTCAAGAAGAAGCTTATTCAAAAGGTAAAGCAAACGTTACAGAAGCTAACATGGCAACTAAAACCATTAAAGATTTAGCTTTAAGTGTAGATAAAGTTGAACAATACATAGCCAGCGCAAGCGGTTCTAAAGTATTTCAAATGGTTCGCCAGGGTGGCAAATATGTATTTGGTGATGCTGAACTAGATTCATTGGTTAAAAACATTGCCCAGGTTCAAGCTAGAAATGCCCAAGTTATGGGATTGGATAAAACCGATGCTTCCCGTGACTTAAACGCCAAACTTTCCGGTAGTGAAAATATTGATGAAAAGGCCCTTGCTGGCGTTATGCAACAAGTTAAAGCTGAAACTAAAGCGGCAGAACTTTATACCCAAGGCCTTAATAAATTTGTTGAAAAACGTGGTGACGTTAACGGCTATATTCAACAACAAAAATTCCAAAATAAGTGGGCCGAACATTATGACCCACGTATTTTCCAAATTGATAACATTGCCGAATCAAAATTGCCTGAAGCTGAAAAACAAGCAAGAATTGATCAAATTACAGGCAGAATGACCGAAGCACAATTTAAAAAATTAAGACAAGATTCTGTAATTTTGCATCGTTTAGCTAAAGGTCAATATCAATAATGGCTAATACAACTTTTGATGAAGAATTAGACCTTGTACCAGGGTTTAAGTATTTAAAAAATAAACTTGTTACTGTAAGCCCAGCACCGGCTGAATTTAACAATGCAAAACCTATTGAAACACCAAAAGTTGATTTGGAAAGACTTGATCCAGCACTAAGAGAACGTATTAATGTGGCCGCACGTGATTGGCTTACTAATAAAGAATTAAACCCAAAAGGTGAGCCATTACCAATTACTAGCGGATTTCGTGATATTTCTAAACAATCCCAATTGTTTTCTAACAGGGCATCAAATCCTAATTTAGTTGCGCCGCCAGGGTATAGCAGTCACGAAAAAGGCATGGGAATTGATATTTTGCCTAGCGTTCCTGATTCTTTTTTGGCTAATTATGGTTTGTACCGGCCGCATGGTGCAAAAGACCCCGTACACGTAGAAATTAATCCTAAAGCTAATTATCAATCAACAGTAGATTTAACTGGCGAGGAAGATTTGGGCATACCTGGGTTTAAATATACAAGCCGCCAAGGTGTCTATACGCCATCCACCAGGGAAGCAGTTAGCAACCAATTTCAGGATGTTAGAAATCAATTAGGCAGTTCTAGGTATTACACAAATACATTGCCTAAACAAGTTGCCGCATTGGGTGACGTACTTTATGGTTCTATTCCAGCCGCAGTTAAGTTTGTTGGTGAACCGTTTGCCAAGCTTATTGATAAAGTTGGCGATACAAAAATAGCAACTGAAACATTAGATAAAGTAACCCAATTTGCTGACCGTCCTATTGGTAAAGCTTTTGGCATTACTAATGATCCAGCTTATAACGCAGAAGCCGCTAATCGTTTTATGGATTATGTTGGCAAAAACATGGATAAAGGCGCAGATTACATTGCTAAAGAAACTGGCATGAATAAATCTGATGTAGCCTGGTTTATGAACGCCGCCACAATTGGTGCCGGTGCATTAGCATATAAAGGGGGTAAAAAAGCCTATGAAACTGGTACAGAAGTATTACCTAAAGCTAAAGAACAACTTGCAACTCAATTTGAAACTGTTAAAGGAAAAGTTCAAGAAAAATTCCCAAGCTTAAAAGGGGAAGAAAACCCCAATTTGCGTAGCGTAGGGGCCGCTGAATTAAGTGCCGGCAAATTACGCCAAGCTAAAGCCCAAGAACTATTGGTGCCAATGGATTTGCCACGTGACATTGTTACCCGTAATTTTGCAGATATTAATTGGGCACGTGAAAAAGCTAAAGATGCAATTACAGGCGAACCATTACGTCAAAACTATTCCAAGCTTAATAAAGAACTTATTGACAATCTTGATGCTGAAATTTATGCAACTGGTGCCCAAAAAACAGGCGTTGATCGTGGCGATCTTGGGCAAGATTTAGCCAACGTTGTTGGCACATATAAAACAAACCGTTATCAAGCCGTTAAAGATGCATATACTGCCGCTGACAATGCCGGTGAAACATTGCAACAAGTGCCATATAAGCCGGTGCTTGATTACATTGAAAACATTAAAACTAAACGTCCTACCCAGTACGATCAAAACCCTATCTTAAAAATGGTAGAGGAAGATTTAAAAGCAAACGATCCAAAAAATGCTACTGGCACAGTCAATTTACGTCAATTAGAAGATATTCGTGCATTAATTAATGCTGAAACTGAATTTGGAACTTCTAACGGATTTCACGGTAGCAAAATTCGTGATCAAATTGATAACATCACTAAAGATGCTGGTGGCAGTTTGTATAAAGAAGCACGTGCCCTTAATAGCCGTTATATGAAAGAATTTGAAGAAAATCCAGCAATTAGGGATATTACGGCAACTAAAAAAGGTACAACTGAACGCAAAGTTGCTATTGAAACATTGGTAGAAGATTCAATGCTTAAAGGCCCACGTTCTAGGGTAGAAGAAATATTTAAAACGTTAGACAATGCCGGCCCTGAAGGCCAGGCCATGATTAATGAATTACGTGGCGTAGTAGCAGAACAAATTAAAAATGAAGCAATCAAAGGTGTAAGCCGGGATATTAATGGCAATCCTATTGTTACCCCAACTGGCCTTAACAATATGATTACTAAGCTTGATAAATCCGGCAAGCTTGACCTTATATTTGGTAAAAAAGGTGCAGAACGTTATCGCACCCTTAATGATGTAGCAATTGATGTTAAAACCGTGCCCGAAGGTTCTGTTAACTATTCCGGTTCTGCGGCACAATTTAAAAATTTAGCGGCACAAATTGCAACTGACGTAGCTACTTCTGCAATTGCCGGTGTTCCAGCACCAGTTACTACCGTTGGAACTTTGCTTTATAAAAACCGCAAAAACAAGCAAGAACTCAATAAAATAAGTGAATTTATCAATTACGGTAAGGAACAAAAATAATGCCATCGGTACTTTTATCCCCAGTTGGCAATGGCCAACAATTTTTTGACAATAACGGAATTCCTAATGCCGGTGGATTAATTTATACCTACCAGGCTGGATCAAGCACGTTGTTATCCACTTACACAACTGTAAACGGCACTATTGCTAATACAAATCCTATTGTTTTAGATGCTTACGGCCGCACACCAAATGAAATTTGGATGCAAGTTGGATATAGCTATAAGTTTATTATCCAAACTGCTGATGCGGTTACATTGCAAACGTTAGATGATTTATACCCAATTTTGCAATCTGCCCCAGCCGTATCATCTACATTTACTGCTGGAATGATTATTTTATGGTCAGGCAGTTTAGGTTCTATTCCGGCTGGATGGGTGCTTTGTGACGGCACAAATTCTACGCCTGATTTGCGTAACCGATTTGTAGTTGCCGCTGGTTCAACTTATGCAGTAGGTTCTACTGGCGGTTCCGCTGATGCAATAGTTGTTACCCACACCCATACCGCAACTGTTACCGATCCAGGACATTTCCATGTCTATCAAATGCTTCAAGGTAGCGGTAGTCAATTCTTTGGAAGTGGTGGCTTAGTAAGTGGTGATAGAAATACAACTAGTGCCGTAACAGGAATTTCTGTAACCAATGCTAATGCCGGAACAAGCGGCACAAATGCTAACCTTCCACCGTATTACGCATTAGCGTACATCATGAAAACATAATGGAAGTTACTATGTTTGAAATTGATCCGGTCAAGTATGGTGTTCTATGGCAAAAAGTAGAATCTTATGAAGCCAAATTTGACGATATGTCAAAAAAAATGGATAAAATGGAAGCTAATATTGAAAAGCTTTTAGATAATCAAGCCCAACAAAAAGGTGCAAGCTGGTTAGCCATTGGGATATTAACTGCATTAAGTACCTTGGGCGGCTGGGCGGTCCATTGGTTCACTAATAAATAGGACGGTACAAGAAAGTGAACCGCAATGTCAGACTTTGGATTAACAGAAGGGGTGAAAACTCTTTCCGGTAGCCTTGATGCAAGCCGGGAAGCTAGTAAAGGTTTATCCAAAAGTATTGAAGGAATTCAACAAGATGCAAATGATGTAGCAAAAAAACAAGCCCAAGAAAGAATTAGGGCAAGACGTGAAGCAGAATTTAAAAAAGAACGTGCATTAATTAAAGCTTTAGAACAATGGAAACATAAAAAACAAATAAGTGATGAAGAAGCAAAATTAAAAATTGATTTTGTAAAAAAGTATGGTGCTAAAGAATGGGATGCATTGTTGCGAATTAAGTTGGATATTGAAAATTTAGAACGTAAAGATAATGAAGAATTCCAGCACGATTTAAAAGCAGTTAGACGGGTGCAGTTTTATTGTTTTGTTGCCGCATTAATTGTTACCTTGTGGCTAAAGTTTATTTTGGGGGCGTTTTAAATGAATATGCAAGATGTGCTAAAGGCAGTCATTCCAATATTGGTGGCTTGTATTGCCTGGTTACTTGGCCAAGTATCTTCATTTCAAACCCGTTTAACCCAAATTGAAGGCAAAATGCCGGCTTTAATTACAAGCGAAGGTGTACCAACTGATAGCCCAATATCCGCAGAAAGACGGGCAAAAATTAGAGAAGAAATTTATAAAGAAATACACGAACTCCATGTTCGGGTTAAATTGCTAGAAGAAAGAACTAAAAAATGATGGACACTTTATTAGGAATACTTAAAGGCGTTGCACCAGTATTGGCTACTGCCGTTGCTGGTCCAGCCGGTGGTGCGGCAATAGGATGGTTAGCCAACAAATTAGGCGTTGATGATGCCACCGTAGAAGGCGTTACCCAGGCCCTTACCGGCAATCCTGAACTTACCCTTAAACTTAAAGAATTAGACCTAGAATACGCCAAAATGGATGCCCAAGATAGGGATTCTGCCCGTAAAGCTTATTCAGAAGTTGCTACTTCACAATACGCTACAAAGCTAGATAAGGCCGTAGTACCAATATTAGCATTGGGTACAGTTACTTTAGCTTTTGGATTTATCGGTTTGTTGATGGTTAAAGATGTACCAGTAGATCAACAACAAATGGTAATTTTTGCATTAGGTTTTATTACCAGTTCTGCCGGCCAAGTGCTTTCTTTTTACTTTGGTTCAAGCCAAGGATCAAAAGACAAAACTAAAGAAATTGAAGGGTTAATGAAAAAATGATTGAATCCCAATTATTAGCCCTTGGAATAGATGGTAAATGGTTTGAACCATTGTTAGAAACGTTTGATAAATACCAAATCAACACCCCCAAACGCCAAGCGTGTTTTATTGGGCAGACTATGCACGAAAGCGGATCGTTTAAATTTACTAAAGAAAACTTGAATTATTCAGCTAAAGCTTTAATGGCAACCTGGCCAAGCCGGTTTCCTGATTTAGCTACCGCAACGCAATATGAACGCCAGCCGGAAAAGATAGCCAATAAAGTGTATTCCGGCCGCATGGGAAACACGGAAGATGGCGATGGCGCAAAATACATTGGCCGTGGTTTAATCCAAGTGACCGGCAAAGAGAACTATACGCATTGTGGTGAAGCTTTAGGCGTTGATTTGGTAGCCAACCCCCAACTATTGGAAGAACCCCGTTACGCCGCTTTATCGGCTGGCTGGTTTTGGAACAAAAAAGGGTTAAATGCCCTGGCTGATGAAGGTACCAGCAATTCTTTTGAAGTAATGACTAAACGTATTAACGGTGGATTGCTGGGGCTTGATGACCGGAAATCTAAAATAATTGAAGCACTTAAAGCACTAGGGGCACAAAATGGCTGATAAATTCTATAAAGAAACAAAAGCGCACGAAAAACGTGAAGATAAAGAACACATTACATTGCGTAATACCGTTTATAGCTTAAAAAAAGAACTTAAAAAGCATGAAAGTGAGCCTATGAACAAGGCCCACCCAGCTAAAAAATAGTTATTTGATTCTTGCTACCTTGGCCCGGCGCAATACTTGTTCGTATTGTTCCTTGGCTTGGTCATCTAATTTGCGTAATGGCAGATTTTGCCAGTAAGACCATTTATCTTTGTATTCTTGAAGTTCTGAAGGCGGCACCCACCCAGCTATACGCCACCTAATGGTTATATCGGTACCGCTGATAGTCCAAATATGTTCGTTCATTTTTTTCCCTTAATATCTATGTTTAGGCATACACGTTACTTCTACTGGAATGTCAGCGGTAAAGCCGTTAATCTGACGTTTGGTAGTAATTACATGGGCACGTAGGCCAGCACCTTCACATTCAGTAACCCCATTAATAACTTCATTCCGGGTTAATGCGGCTACTTGTTTATCTAATATTAACTGCTGGGAAGGGGCTTGGCTATACACGGTGCCGGAAGTGCTACTGCAACCCGTTAAAAATAGCATTGCCAGGACAAATCCAACCATTAATACGCCAACACCAATTTCATTGGCTTTGTTTTTCCAGCGTTGAATTTTGGCACGTTTAGCTTCCCAAGCAAGTAGCTTGTTATATTCTTCACGATCCCCCCAACCCTTATCCACCATACGTTGTAGGTTTTCTTGCTTGGCCTGGTAAGCCCAATAAGCTTCTGCTTGTTTTTCTTCATTATTCATATCAATTCCTTTATTTATCACCGCAACATTGCGGTATTGGTTAATTTACTAAAGATTACTTTACTTGTAAAGCGCAATTGTGCAACTAAACAACGTAAGGCGTGAATTTGGCAACTGCGGCTAATTGGGTGGAAACTGGAAAAAACCCCAAATTGTTGCATCCTTCAACGTCCAGTTAACCGCCCTTTAATTTATCTACAAATAGTTACCCATTGGCAACCACCACCGCCGCAAACGTATTGTTGCCAGCAATTAGCTTGTTGGGCCACGGCAAAACCAACTACAAAGAATGTTGCAAATACTAATAGTGCTTTTTTCATAATGGTTCCTTTATTTGTGATTGTTTTTTAACTGCCAAAATTCCAACAACTTTGTAAACATAAGCCAATAACGGTCCAGGTCATTGGCTTCATGTTCTACAACTTTTACCCCGGTAAACTGGGTAACGCCATTAACCATTTTGTAACCAACAAATACATTGGCACAACGGGCTTTAGGCATATTAAACCCTTGGCGGTAAGCCGCTAATTGCATCCCGTGTTCCGGATAAATTTCGGCCTTAGAAATATCTTCTGTTTCTTTGGTTTTAATGTCAATACAAACGCCATCAAAATCATGCCTAGATTTGGCTATTAAATCGGCCTTACCACCGTACCCAAGGGAATGGGCAAAGGATTGTTCAGACAATAGCAAAAGCGGCCCAAAATGCGTTTTAATGGCTTCTTCAACTGGCCGGCATATTGGCATAGATTCCGGTATTAAAGCCCCTTCAAAAAACGCCTGAATAATGGCATGAATGGCCGTGCCACGGTCAGCCGCTATTTTGGCGGTTTGTTTGGAATCCATCATTACCCGGTCCAGCCAATCTTTTTCCGGTTCGCTTGGTTCCCTGGGAAGGGTTAAAGCGGCTAATAGGACGTTTTGTTGTTTCCATGAATCAAGGCCTGGTTTCGCCGCAACCGCAAGCACTCCTGAAACGCTAACGCAAAGGTCAAGTGATCTTGCATCCCGTAACGTTGTTGGCCGTTGCTGGCCGTTTTTTCCGATAACACTATACGCTGGGTTTCCTTGACGATCATACCAATGCCCACTTTCCGATTGACGTTCTTTAATTATCATTGTTTTGGTTTTCTTCCACGTTTTGGTGTTTCAACAAATTCTTCTTGAACCGGTGTAATTACAACAATTTTGCTTTCATACTCACCGCACCAATCATGCTGGCTTTTGTTGGCCGTTTGTGGATAACGTTTACATACGCCGTATGTGTCATTGGTTTGACCGGCATACCATTTACAGTCAATGCATTTCATTTATTCACCTAATGTTTGTAGTATTAATTTTCTATCTTTTGGGTCCTTAACCAAGCAAGCCGCTTCAGTAATTAAAGCCCTAGTAAACTTGGATAAAGCTTCATAACTGAAACCAATGATTTCAGTTTCTTCATCGTGGCCTATATCTTGATGTGTTTTCAAAGTGTAGTGATCACAAACTATAAACTTAACCATTGGTTTCATAGTGCCCCCTAAAAAGGAATATCGTCATCAATCAATTCTGACGGGGCAGAACTGACTACTGGCGCATTAGGTTCAAACGTGTTGCGGTATTCGGCAGATTTTTTAATAACGCCTTGCATACCTTCTGAAAGCTTGTTGAACTTATCTTGATCAAACGGATCAAGGGTAAAAATCATTAATTCATTTACACCTTTAGGTTCGCCAAGCTTTTTCAATGCGGCTGGCACCTGGCTAATCCCGGCAATGTTTGCGTACTCTTTGCCGTCATACGTAGAATGGGTAACGTTGACCATGCAACACTTACCCAGCAAGACTTCCAGGTTAAAGCCGTCCAGTTCTTCTTGGGTAAAAGCTTTTCCTCGCCAAGCTTCTAAATCCTTACGTAACGTGGCTTTTTCGTCCAGGGATAGCGTATAGCGTTTAGATACAATTAGCGGTTTGCCTTCTGCGGTTTGCAATGGCTGGCCATCGTTATCTTCACCATGTAATTCAAACATAGCAATAATTTTGCGTTGCATTTTGCGCTTACCCATCCATTCGGTAGTTTGCGTACCAATATCAATGATTCTGTATAGACGTGCAAGGAAACTGCCGGCTGGTGGTAGTTTAAAGTCACTACCGGAACTGGTTTGTTTTGCAATTATCATTTTTTTCACTTTCCAAACATTTTTTTAGTATCTTCATCAAATTTTTTGAAATCACTTCCAAAAACATTGGCGAAGTCATTGATCACATCACGTAACAATGGGTTAACGTGACTATTACGTGGTTTTCCACAAGCTTGACGGATGCAGTCAACTTGTTCTTGGGTTAAAAATTCATTACTAAATTCCATGTCATCTAAAGCTTTTTCCAGGAATTCTTCATGTTCTAACATCAACTGGTTTAATTCGCCATCCATGTTTATTACTCCTTTTTTATCACGGCAACATTGCCGTACTTACAAATGTAAAGTAAAATTTAGTAGTTGTAAAGAAATATTTAGCAAAAAAGGAAAATAAATGACAGATGCACAACTAATTGATATGTTGGGCCGGCCAGCCAAGGTGGCAAAGCTATGTGGCGTAACGGTCCAAGCGGTGTGTCAATGGCGCAACAACAATGCAATACCAGCCGCACCGTTGATGTTAATAGCGGCAACCATTGAAAAAGAATCGGCCGGCCTAGTAACCAGGAAAGACCTTTTTCCTAAAACCTGGCAATTAATTTGGCCGGAGTTAAGCACGATTTAGTTTTATGATATAGTTACCGTATTGAGGAATTGAACACTCGATACCGTAGGGCTTTAGAGGTAGTTTTGTGGGTTTAGGAAATAAGATAAGAGGTATTTTCTAAGCCGTTCAATCACAGAATTACCCCTAAAGCCCTTTTTTTTGTACCGTTCAATCGGACTTCCCCCGATAGCAATGCGGTTAGATCGCCGGCTGGAAAGAATAGATTGGCCTACCAGCACCCGGTATGCGCCACGTGGCCTTAAATGGGGACCACACAAGTTTTAAGGGACAACGGTGATAGACAACCCTTTAAACGATTGAACATTAACCTAGGTAGCATTAGTTCAGGTAAAGCAATACCTTCTTGAATGGATGTGGGCTTATCACCCTTGGGGAACCTATGACTAAAAAACAACAAAATAAACTTTTTTCTAAGGAAAACCCTAATACATCAAAAAAAGATGCAAAAAGTGTTTACAAGTAAAGATTTCTTTAGTAAATTACTAATACGGCAACGGTGCCGTGAAAATTAAAGGAAAACAAAATGCACAACGAAATTAACCCAATGTTCGGTACTTCAGTATCAGTTGTTGAAGCAAATATTGAAAACGCCCACAACGTCAATATGCGTATGGCCGGTATGTTATCTGATGCACAAGAATTAATTTCTATGGGCAAAACAGAACAAGCTACGCAATTGCTTAACCGTGTTAAGTATTACTTTTTTGAATACACCGATACACGTAATTCCGTATCAGCACAAAAACAGGCGGTGTAATCATGGCATACATGAGCAAAGAAAACGCCGCATTGATCCGCAACGCCCTTAAAACGGCGTTTCCAAACATTAAGTTTGCGGTACGTAAAGACACCCATTCAATCCACGTAACCATTGTTTCTAGCGATATTGATTTCAGTATGTTAGATAACTTGGCAACCTGGAACCATAAGGGTTACGCCCAAATTAATGAATACCACCTTGAATTCTATGGCCAACACCAGGAATTGTTTGCCAAGATTGTTGACATTATTAAAACCGCCCCGGCTGACAAATGGTATGACCGTTCCGATTCAATGACGGATTATTTTGATACTGCTTTTTACATTCACTTAAACGTAGGTGCATGGGATAAACCATACGTTTATGTTGCAAACAAACAGGCCGCATAATGTTTGATCAATTTTGGAAACATTACCCCAGGAAAGTGGCTAAACGTGCCGCCCTGGGGGCGTTTAACCGGCTTACCAAGGATGAACAAGCCCTAGCCGTAGAAGCCATTGAAGAACACGTTGCGTACTGGAAATTAAAAGGTACGGAAATGGAATTCATATGTCATGCAACCACGTGGCTTAACCAAGGCCGGTGGGAAGATGAACTGGACATGACCCCAAAAGAAGTAAAGCGTCCTTCATTACCTTGGTATAGTAATGATGAACTTACTTTGGCCAAGGGCCGGGAACTAGGGTTAAACGCATATGCCGGGGAATCAATGGGGCAATTCCGACAACGAATTAGTCAAGCAATTGGAAAGGCATCGGTATGAATGTGAAATCAGACAGTTGCTTGTTTACCGTACCCAGTTTGGGCTTACCGGTTTTCGGGCTTATTTTGCTAGGCCTACTTTTGATAGTAGGCGTGAACGCATTGCTAAAGATGTTTACGATCAATACAAAAAAGGCAACCGTGGTGCATGGGGGGATTGGCGATGAATGAATTAATTTTTATATTTTTCTTTTTTAGTGGCGTAATTGTTTGGGGTTTTGCCCTTTTTGTATTTATCAAAATATTGTTAGAAAGATAATGTCACCATTTTTAATAGCAACAGTTGGCGTAATTTATTTTTGTATTTCAATAAATTCTTTTATTAACGGTCAAATGGGCCTGGGTATATCGTTTTTAGGTTATGCCATTGGTTCAATTGGCCTTTACTTCCAAGCCCTATGAAACCCGAAACCCGTGTTGTTGATCCTAATGATTGTGTAGATTATCTATACGAATTTGCCCCGGAATATGCCAAGGCCAAGGGTGAGTTGGCAGAGTTGGAAGCATACCGTCATTCATTGCGTTCAATTATGATGAAAAAATCAAGTGAACAAAGTTTGGGTGCCCAGGAACGTGAAGCTTACGCCAGCCAGGAATACCAGGATTTATGCAAAGCTATTGGTGCGGCCACGTACAAAACCGAAATGTGGAAGTACCGGTTAGAAGCGGCAAAGCTTAGATTTGAAGCCTGGAGAACCCAGGAAGCCAGCAATCGTAACCTTGAAAGGCTTACAAAATGAACAATGAACCAGTAGCGTGGATGTATGAAAAATCTAATGGGGCATCAAAGCTATCTTTTGTTAAAGAAAAAATGCTTTGGGAAGATATGACTGAAACCCCACTCTACACCCATCCAGCAAAGACACTAACAGATGAGGAAATAATTGCAATTTCAAATGGATGTTTGGTGGGTGCTACTGCTTGGCATAACCCTGATTTAGACCCAATAGAATTTGCTAGAGCAATACTAAAAAAGGCACAAGAGAAATGATTGATTATTCAACGCCATACCTTGCATTGCACAAATTAATGAAAGATTTTCATGCCGCTACAATACAGGGCGATTATGCAAAAGCATATGAAATATCAATAGATATTACTGATTTATCCCAGCAGTTGGAAGATATTGCTAAAGGAATGGCTAGTGCCTATTCTGATTGAGTTAACCCCGGCCGAAATACAAATGGCCGCCTTAGTAGGCACCCAGCGCACGGTCCAATGTATTCAAAACGGATCAAAGCATAGGTATGGGGCTAAAGACACTAACGCTTGGCAAATGAGCATAGAAGGGGCTATGGGCGAATGTGCCCTGGCAAAGCACCTTGGCATATTTTGGTCAAAAGGAACCCCCGGCGCAACTGACGTAGGCCCCCATGACGTAAGACAAACCCCATTAGCGCATGGAAAGTTAATCGTACACCCTACTGATGATAATGACCGCCGCTTTTACCTGGTAACGGGTTTATTGGGTAAATATGCAATTCATGGATATATGTACGGCTACCAAGCCAAACAACCTAGATATTGGGCTGATCCCCAAGGAACCAACAGGCCGGCTTATTTTGTTCCACAAACCGATCTTATTCAGGATAATGGCGTAACTACATTAAACCCTGATAAACATTGGCTAGATGACTAAAGCAGAAAAAGAACATTATGCGAAGCTGGCTAGATTGGGTTGCATATTGTGCGTACAGAAAGGAATCCTTGATACCGATACGCCCGTGGAAATCCATCATATTCGCAGACATGGACAACCAAGAAAAACTGCTAAAACTATACCCTTGTGTATGTGGCACCACCGTCTTGGAAATTCCAGCGTTCATTCCCTTGGACACAAAGGATTTCAAAAATACTGGGGATTTAGCGAAGAAGATTTGCTTGAAAAAACCGAAAAAATGCTAAATGACAATAATTAAATTGCCATATCCACCCAGCGTTAATACCTATTGGCGTAACTTTAGGGGCAATACTGTTTTAAGCCAAGCTGGCCGGGAATATAAAAAAGCAGTATGGGCTTGTGTTCATGAACAAAAAATACCTAAATTTGGCGATAAACGGCTTGAAGTGACAATGTGGCTATATCCTAGGTCTAAGGTAGTTACGGATTTGGATAATCGTTTAAAAGCAGTTTTAGACGGTTTAGAAGAAGCAAACGTATTTTCATGCGATGGCAATATTGACGTACTTATGATTCAACGTGGCGAACAACGTAAGGGTGGCGGCATTGATGTAATGATTGAAGTAATTTAAAATTAGTTATGGCAGAAGAATACGAACTAGGCACCGTTGGCCCTATACCAACAGTTAACCCCAATGTAGCAAGAATTGGGGAAATGCTAAAAATTGCCAAAAAATATGCTGATCAATATTACGTTAAAGATTACGTTCCATTAATTGGTGGAACTACCCTGGGTGAATTTCTTTTAGGTAAAGCACCGGAAGAAGTTGAACGTTGGGGCCAAGGCAATTATCCATTTAGAAACCCATCATCCGTAGTAGGAACTGGTGGCAACCGCTTAGACGTATGGAAAACAGGGCGTTTTGAACCTACGTTTGACGTGCTTACTAACGTGGCCCTTCCAGCCGTAGGAACAGGGCAATTAGCCGCTAGAACAACTAAAAACTTACCAGTTGGCGCAAGCATTATGGGGCCGGAATCTGCATCATGGAAACCCGAAATGGCGTTTCAAGCTGGAAAAATGGAAGCTAAAGGGGCCAAACCGGAAGAAATATATGAAGCTACCGGCATGGTTCGGGGTTTAGATAATCAATGGCGTTCAGAACTTAGTGATCAATTTGCCAAAATGAAAACTAAAGGCGATATGTTTAGTGAACATTACATGGCCGCTAAAGATATACCACCATTGCAAGTGCATTTAATTAAAGCTGAAGAAGCCAAATATGGCCGAAGCCCACCAAAATTGCATGAAATGACGGATAAAGAAAGAAACGATTACGACATTTTTAGAAAAGAAAAGATTGAAGAACACGGGCACATGAGCAAAGCACCGGTTACGGTAAAGGATGTATTGGATCATCCTGAATTGCTTAAAGCTTATCCGGAACTGGGCGATATTAAAATTCAAGTTGGTAGCGGTCACGGTGGCCAACGTGGAAGTTATAACGAAGGTCAAAACACCATTACGTTAGCTTCTTATTTAGATACTGAACAATCCCGTTCTACTATGTTGCATGAATTAACCCATGCAATACAAAGTAAAGAAGGATTTAACAGGGGCGGCAACCCTGATATGTTTACGCATCAAAATTTAGCTTTACAACTAAAGCAAAATTTAGAAATTAGGGACGTGGCCGATGTAATTAAAAAAGGTATGCCGGATGCAACTGAAGCAGAAGTATTAGCAAAATTAGAAAATATTTATAAAAACAAAGGTTTTGACCAAGATTATTTAAAAAATGCGTTGGATCGTAATTATTGGTCCGATGATATAGCTAAAAAAATTGTTACAGAATATGGGTTAGACAAAAGAGAAATTCCATATTCAAAAGAAGAAATGTATAGAAACCTGGCTGGGGAAGCTGAAGCCAGGATGGTGCAAAACAGATTAAATTTATCGCCTGAAGAATTACGTCAAAACTTTCCGTATCAATATGCGCCAAATAAATACGGCCTAGACATTGATCCTGATAGGGCAAACGTTATTAGTGACCGTGGCCAATTAATTAATGAACCATCACAAAGCTTAGACATAAAGGGGTTTAAAGATGAAGGAAATTTTAGAAGGGTGGGAGAACCACAATCAAACCTTGAAAAGTTTGGGATTGCCGGAAATGACCAAACAAGATTACCAGGCGGCCTTATTGAGAACGCCGGCAGAATCACACGAGGAAGCAATCCGGATGACATTGCGAAATCGGCCGAACTCATCCAAGCCAACTTAAACAATCCGCAATTCAACAAAGCTTTAGCTTTAGCACAAAAGCACAATCCTGATTTTAATATACAAGCTATTAAAGATATGCCTGAATCATCCTTGGGCAAGCAACATTCTATTGCTAGAACCTATGATTTGTTAACTAAAGATAGTGTTTCGCCCCAGCTAAAAAATGCCATATTTGATGATTACATGGCTAAATACCCTGACATGATGAAGCAATACGGGGTTAAAGATTACGATGATTTGGTAAAAAAATCTTACGCCCAGCTAAGAAAAGAAATTGACCAGCAATTTGATGACATGGTCAAAGGCGGTATGAAATTGTCGTATCACCAGGGCGATGCTAATTACCTTGATTCAAAAGAAATGTTACGGGATGCCCTTGTAAACAATCATTTATATACATACCGTGGCGGTGACGTACACCCATTGCTTAATGACATGGACGAATTTTATGGCCTTAACAGTAATGAAAAATTTAGGGCCGTGCATGATTTTTTTGGCCACGGCACAACCGGGGCAACGTTTGGCCGTAAAGGTGAAGAACTGGCTTACGGTGCCCATGCACAAACATTAAGCCCATTAGCCAGGATAGCGGCCGCCGCTGAAACCAGGGGCCAAAACAGTTTTGTTAATTATTCCGGCATAAATGCTGACCTAGAACAAAAGATGATGGCTACTAGAATAGCCAAGGACCAGGCCGTACACCGTGGTGAAAGCCCTGATCAATACGATGCCATTTTGCGTGACCTAGGCGGCCAATGGCAGTACGCAAAACAACAAGGCGTGGCCTTACCACCGGATATGCTTGAAGCCGGCTACAAAGGCGAAATGCCTGATTACATTAAAGCCAATTTATTTCCCGAACACGGGGTAAGCTACAAGGGCTATCATTATTCCAATATATCGGACCTAGAAGCAACTGATCCGGCCAAATATGGCTATGGAATTCGGGGCGCAGAAGCTAAAAGATTGGCTTTACCAGGATCAATTAAAGAACGTACTTATTTTTACAATGAACCAGGTATGCGTGAACCTGGCCTTGGACCAAACCAATATGAAGCAGATTTAAACCATTTTTACGATACTGAAGCTGATCCAGCCGGAATTATTCGTATGGCAGATAACTTTAATCGTGATAAAAACGGCATATTAGATATTGCCGGTAAAGCTAATGACATTGAACGCATGATGCGTGAAGCTGGGTATCACGGTTACTTTAATCAAAACACCGGAGTAGGTATATCTTTTGAGCCGCAAATAGTGCGTGAATATTCACGTGAATAGTTGACAAGGTAGTAAAATAGGCGAAAATGTAGTTTGTATTACCCCATCACATAGGAGAACTAATCATGGGCAAAATGGATTCAATGAAGGGCGTACCTTCTACAACTGGCGCAACCCCACCAAAAGGTGCAGATTCTTCTGATACTACCGGTGAACGCCACGGCAAAATCGTTAATGGCGTAGCAATGGGCAAAGAAGATATGACCGGTGCTGATAAACAGTTCAACACAGGCCGTACCGCTGGTATTTGCTATACCCATACCCGTGATTGCTACCAACCTTGTAACGACTAATCATGCCATTTACCGCTGATCTAAACCCCAAGGGCAGTAAATCTATGGATTTGCTGGAAATGGTCAAAATGGAAGATTATTTGGAACGCAGAAAAGCTTTAAGTTCTGCAAGGCCAGCCGTAAAACCAGCGGCAAAAACGGCAACACCAGCCGCAGATGCCATTTTGGCTAAACCGGTTTCAAATAATATGTTGAAAAGTAGTGCTGATGATATTGGTACTGAATTTAGGTTCAATAGCAAGCAACACATGAACGACAACATGGGATAAAGCGAAAACCCCTAGCACGTGAAGGTAAACTAGGGGCTTTCTAACCAAATACAACCAATCGGAGTAGTTGCAATGGCTGATGTTGATTTTATATTAAAACCCCTGGGGGACAAAATAGTTGTTCGCCCGGATAAACGCATTTTAAGCACCACCATTATTGTTGAAAATAAAGAGGTGGATAACATGGGCACGGTAGTAGCCGTAGGCCCAGGCAAAAAGATTAAAGGCCGCCGGGAAGCAATGCCGGTAGAGGTAGGCCAACACGTCAGATTTGGCACGATGGGTAACGATGAATACCTAAAATATCAAGAATACTTTACTAACAATGAACGTTATCTGATAATGTCATGGCAAGACGTATGTTTTATAACTGACGGAGAACAAGCAAATGGCAACTAAACCCGGTTTGTATGCAAATATCCATAAAAAGCAAGAACGGATTGAAAAGCAAAAGGAAGCTGGCGGCAAAGTAGAACGGATGCGTAGCCCTGGTAGCAAGGGCGCACCTACTGCCCAGGCATTTAAAGATTCTGCCAAAACTGCTAAGAAAAAGTAATCATGGCTACTAAAAAACACGATAAGCCGATTGCTCATAAAACTACTGGCAAAGATAAGACGTATAACCCTACTGATAAGGGTGCCGGCATGACCGCTAAAGGCCGTGCTGAATACAACCGTAAAAACGATGCCAATTTAAAGCCCCCAGCCCCAAATCCCAAGACAGAAAAAGACAAAGGGCGTAAAGCTTCTTTTTGTGCCAGGATGGAAGGCGTAGTAAAGAACGCTAAAGGTCCAGCGGAACGTGCTAAAGCAAGCTTAAAGAACTGGAACTGTTAATGTTTAAGCGGCTAATGGAATGGATGATGAACGTATTTGAGCCAGTAGAGCCGCCCAAACCTATTGCAAAACCTAAACCCCGGCCCCAAGTAAAGAAGGCCACAACACGAAAGACCACTATGCCATTAACTAAAAGCACAAGCCCTAAAGCATTTAAGGAAAACGTAAAAGCTGAAATCAAGGCCGGTAAAAAGCCGGACCAGGCAGTAGCAATAGCATATTCAGTTAAACGTGAAGCGGCAAAGAAATCAACAACGAAAGGAAAAAAATGATCACTTTTGCAGATATTGAAGTTAAAGACGTACAACTAATCTTGGCCGGTCTAAAGAAGCTACCAATGGAACTTGTTGAAGAACTTCATAACAAACTATTAGCAAGTGCTAATGAGCAATGGATAGCTAAAAACAAGCCAGTAGAAGGTTTTAATCCTGAAGATATTACAATTGTAAAGAAGGCTGAAGAACCAGCTACGGCAGAGTAAAGAAAGCTTTACAGATCATGACCTTACCAATTGAATCAAATAAAGTAGGCGCACCGGAAGGCAATGACAATGCCAAGAAGGGAAAACTGTTTTATGACCAATTGCGTAGGGTGCTGGTACAGAACGATTCATTGAAGTTACGCCAGGTAAGTGAAAAGCTAGTAGATGCCGCTATTGAGGGTGAACCTTGGGCCGTTAAGGAAATTATGGATAGGATGGATGGCAAAGCAGTAGCCATTCAGGAAATACAAGGCCCTGGCGGTGCAGAACTAAAAGCTGGTTTTGTATTAACTTTTGAAGAACCCAATGGCAACGATTCAGGAAGCTAAAGCCAAGGCACGGTTCCCGGCAAAACTTAAATGCTTATTTGAACCGGCCAATGCCCGATACCGTGTTTTATATGGTGGACGGGGTGGTAGTAAATCCTGGAACATAGCCAGGGCGTTATTGCTTAAAGGATGCGAAAACCAAATACGGGTACTATGCGCCCGTGAATTCCAAACCAGTATTAAGGATTCGGTCCATAAATTGCTATGTGATCAAATCTTTGCCTTGGGAATTGAAGCCCATTATGAAATTACTGACCGCACCATTAGGGGCATAAACGGTACTGAATTCATATTTGTAGGCGTTAAAAACAATACTAACAACGTTAAATCCATTGAAGGTATTGATATTTGTTGGGTGGAAGAAGCCCAATCAGTAAGCCCTAATAGCTGGAACGTCCTGGTGCCAACCATACGTAAAGCCAATTCTGAAATATGGATTAGCTTTAACCCTGAACTGCCAACCGATGAAACCTGGAAGCGGTTCGTAATGAACCCACCGGAAAACGCAGTAATACAAAAGATTAACTGGAACGATAACCCTTGGTTTCCTGAAGTGCTGGACTTAGAACGCCGTGCCCTTCAAGGAAGGGATATAGAAGCGTATAACAACGTTTGGGAAGGAATTCCACGGCAAACGGTCAATGGTGCCATATTTGCTAAAGAAATCACTATGGCCGAATTAGAAGGCCGCATATGCAATGTGCCATACGATGCCACTAAACCCGTCCATGCGGTTTTTGACCTTGGATGGGCAGACCAAACGGCCGTGTGGCTACTGCAATTCGTGGGCCAGGAAACAAGATTGCTACGTTATTTTGAAGATAGTCAGCAAACCATTAGTTATTACATGGCCAAGCTTCAATCGTTTGGTTACGTGTATGACACCATATGGCTACCCCATGATGCTAAAGCTAAATCTTTGGGCACCGGCAAATCAATTGAGGAAATTGTTAGGGCTACCGGCATGAAGGTACAAATCTTGGACCGGGTGCCAGTTAATGACAGTATTAATGCCGCTAGAACAATATTTCCTAAATGCTATTTTGATAGGCAAAATACTGAAGAAGGCTTACAATGCCTTAGACACTATCGGTATGATGTTGACCCTGATACGAAAATGTTTAGTGCCAAGCCACTACATGATGAATATTCGCACGGGGCCGATGCCTTCCGGTACATTGGTTTAATGATTAATGAACCTAGAAAAGCCCAGCCAAAACGGGCTATTCAAAGGGCACCAGTAGGCTGGATGGGATAAATATGGCTGATAATTACGATGAAAAGAAATATTACGGTGATTTAGACGGTGATCCACGTATTTCAGAAGCAATTGAATTCCTAAGACAAGCCGCCGAAGCTGATACTACTAATCGTGCAGAAGCCCTAGATGACGTTAAATTTGCCGCTGGTGATCAATGGCCAGTAGAAATCCAAAATAGCCGTAACCTGGAAGCCAGGCCGTGCCTTACTATCAATAAAGTTGATGCGTATTGCCGCCAAATAACTAACCAGCAACGCCAGCAACGCCCACGGATTAAGTGCCAGGGCATGAATAATCAAACCGATGCCAAAATGGCACAAATCATTACTGGTATTTGCCGGCACGTAGAAGTTAATTCCAATGCTGATCATGCATATGACACGGCCTATGATTTTGCAGTACGTATGGGATGGGGTTATTGGCGTGTAACTACTGACTATGTACGCCCTGATTCGTTTGATCAAGAAATTTACATTAAGCCAATTGATAACCCATTTACGGTTTATTTTGACCCTAATTCAACCGCCCCCGATGGTTCCGATGCAGAAAAATGCCTTGTTACCGTGGTTATGGCTAAAGAAAACTTTAGAAAAATGTACCCGGATGCCGATGATGGCGGTAGTTTTTCTGCCCGTGGAACCGGTGATAGCAATAGCGAATGGGTAACAAAACACGATATACGTATTGCTGAATACTTTTATACCCGTATTGAAAGCACTTACTTAGTATTGTTATCTGACGGTACAACCGTTTATGAAGATGAATTGCCTGATTCTGCAATGATGGAAGCGGCCGGAGTATTTGAGGTTAGCCGCCGTAAAACATTTAGAAAATCCATTAAATGGTGCAAAGTTACTGCTATGCAAGTGCTTGAAGAAGGCACGTGGGCCGGCAAATATATTCCAATCGTTCCAACTTACGGCCAGCAATGCGTAGTGGATAACAAACGTAAGAAGTTTGGCTTGGTACGCATGGCTAAAGACCCCCAGCGTATGTATAATTTTTGGCAAACATCCATGACTGAATCGGTAGCCCTGGCACCCAAGGCTAAATGGATCATGGCAGAAGGCCAAGACGAAAACCATGAAGCAGAATGGGCTAATGCAAACAATACGTCCTATTCTTATTTGCGTTACAAGCAAACTGACATTACCGGCCAACCAGCACCACCACCAGTTCGCCAAGCCCCGGAACAACCACCAGTTGCAATTATGGCGGCGGCACAATCAATTACCCAGGATTTACAGGCCGTAGTAGGTATTTTTGATCCAAGTCAATTGCCACAAGGCAACATTAGCGGCAAAGCATTACAAGGCCAGCAACTTCAAGTGGATATGACTAATTTCCATTATTACGACAATTTGACCCGTTCTATTGCCCATACTGGACGTATTATTCTTGACCTTATCCCTAAAATTTATAGCGCAGAACGTGTAATGCGGATTATTGGGGATGATGGTAAACCCGAATTAATTACTGTAAACCAGCGTACTGGTCAACAAGATGAAAACGGCATTGAAAAGATACTGAATGACGTAACCGTTGGCGAATATGACGTAGTTATGGAAACTGGCCCTGGCTACAACACTAAACGCCAAGAAGCAGTTGATTCCATGATGAGTTTATTGGCCGCTGATCCTAATTTAATGGCCCAAGCCGGTGATTTAATCTTTAGAAATATGGATTTCCCTGGCGCAGACATTATTGCAGACCGCCTAGCGGCAGTTAACCCAATGGCCCAAATTGATGAAAAATCACCAATACCGCCACAAGTTCAAATGCAATTGGCCGCAAACCAGCAACAAATGCAAGCCATGCAAAAGCAGATAGAAGTTATGTCAATGGTCATGAAGTACCGTACCGATGTAGAAGCAGTACGTCAAACTGGCGAAGATCGCCGTGCCGTTATTGCCGCTGAAGTTAAGATGCGTGACCAAAATACCCGTTCATTGACCAGCCAAAACAAGACCGAAATTGAAGCATTGATGAAGTTAATCCTTGGCCAAATGGATACTGCTAGGTTAGAAGCTGAAATTATGAATAGAAATCAAGAACAATATGCAATGATGAACAATGCTACCAATGCTATTGAAGATAATATGGCCGTGATGGCCCCAACGCCTGAACAAATGCAACAACAACAACAAATGGCGCAACAAGCCCAACAAATGCCACAACAAATGCCGCAAGGTCAACAATTGATGTAGTTGCAAAACACTAAATATAGTATTAAGATTACTTAACAACACTACCTATGGTGTATTCATAGGGTTAATTCTTGGGATCATAACCATGTCAGAAGCACAAGTAGCAGAAGTAGTTGAACAACCAAAACAGGCTAGTTCAATCGTAACAAGTGAAAATTTAGCGGAATTTACTGCTGATAAATTAGGTTTAGCTTCCGAAGAAAGCCCAACTGCGGCTACTGTTGAGGAAAATCCAGTAGAGCCAGCGGCCGAAGTAGGACAGAGTGAACCAAAATTAGCGGATGATGAAGCGACCGGAACAGAAGAAAAGAAGCAAAACCCAAAGTTAGAAAAGCGGTTTTCTGAACTGACCAAGCAACGTAAAGAAGCTGAAGCCAGGGCAGAAGAACTAGAAAGACGTTTGGCGGCAATTGAAGGTAAACAGGCACAACCGGCGCAAGCCCAGCCTGAAAGCGTTCAAAAGCCAACCCCTGACAATTACAAAGATGCTTTTGAATATGCAGAAGCATTGTCGCAATGGTCAGCGGAACAAGCGTTATTAAAGCGTGAACAAGAAGTTAAGCAAAAAGAGTTTGAAGTTCAGAAACAAAAGGTCATTCAGACCTGGCAACAGAAACTTGAAGCAACGATTGCTGAACTGCCTGATTACGAAGATATGGTGGCATCAAGTAATGTGAAGGTAAACGACACGGTACGTGATGCGATCCTTGAAAGTGATGTAGGGCCAAGAATCCTATATGAACTTGCAAGTGATGACGATATAGCTGAAAAGCTTTCTACCATGTCAACTGCTAGTGCTTTAAAACTGATTGGGAAGCTGGAAGCTAGGTTTGAAAAGACTGAAGAACCAGTAAAAGCGGAAAAGAAAACTGTTGCGGCGAAGTCTAAAGCACCTGAACCTATTCGTCCTTTAAGGTCCACGGGTGGCGTAGCCGATGTAGGTATGGATGGAAACGATATGTCATACCAGCAATGGAAAGCCGCACGACAAGCCGGGAAGATTAGATAAGGTTAAACCTAATTTAATTTTAAGGAATTATCATGAGTAATAATTTATTAACCATTAGCAAGATCACCAACGAAGCGTTGATGGTCTTAGAAAACGAACTGACATTTACTGGTCAAGTTGACCGTAACTATGATGACCAGTTTGCCGTTGTTGGCGCAAAAATTGGCCAAACCGTGAATGTACGCCGTCCTGGCCGCTTTATTGGTGCAATTGGCCCTAATCTAGTAGTTGAAGATTTCAACGAAACTTCAGTACCAGTTACATTGTCAACACAGTTCCAAGTTTCAACCCAGTTCACAACGCAAGATTTGGCATTGTCTTTAGATATGTTCTCTGACCGTATTCTGAAGCCAGCAATTGCTACTGTTGCTAACAAAATGGACCGTGATGGCCTGGTAACTGCTAAAAACAATACCGCCAACATCGTAGGTACCGCTGGTACTGCCCCAACTGGTTTGATTACATACCTGACTGCGGCCGCTTACCTTGATTCGGAAGGCGCACCACGTGATGGCCGCCGTTCATGCACAATCGAGCCATTTACTTCTTCAACCATTGTTGATAGCTTAAAAGGTTTGTTTGTACCAACATCACAGATTTCTAGCCAATACACCAAAGGCTTGATGGGCCGTGATTCCGGCGGTATGAACTGGTATATGGATCAAAACGTTGTATCACAAACGTTTGGTTCTTATGCTTCTGCAACATTGTCATGCAACGTAACAACTGCAACTGGTTTCTTAACAAGTGGCTGGGCTTATTCAAGCAATATTACTATCGGTTCCGCTGGTGCGGCCGCAACACTAAATCAAGGTGATACATTCACCATTGCTGGCGTGTTTGCAGTTAACCCACAAAACCGTCAGTCCTATGGCAAATTGCGTAACTTTGTAGTTCAATCTACAACTGCAATTGGTTCCGGCGGTACTGCAACTGTTACCGTTGTTCCAGCCGTTATTACTGCTGGCCAGTTCCAAAACGTTAGCGTTACATCAAGTGGTTCACAGACTGTTACCCCATTTAACAATACTGGCGTAACTTCACCACAGAACATTTTGATGCACCGCAATGCATTTACCCTTGCTTGTGCTGACTTAGAATTGCCTGAAGGCGTTCATTTTGCCGGCCGTGCAAGCGATAAGGAACTTGGTTTGTCAATCCGTGTGGTTCGTCAATACACCATCAACAACGATTCCATCCCAACACGTTTGGACGTTCTGTATGGCTGGGCACCTTTGTACCCTGAATTGGCTTGCCGTATTGCATCGTAATGAAATAGGGGGGATAAAACCCCCCATTTTTGAACATTAAATTTAAGGAATTAATATCATGGCAAATCCAGGCCCAGCAACAACCGTAACAAATCACCCATCGAACCTAGCAACTAACCAGGCTATTCGCCTATTAGCTTCTTATCAGGGTGTTAACGTAAACGCAACCGGCGATACAGTTCTACCAATTTTGAATACTGGTAGTTATTCTGTTTCCAACGTTATTTTTACTAACGCATCAACAAGTTTGACAACTGCCGCCGCTGGCTTGTTTACTGCACCATCCGCTGGTGGAACAGGAATCGTAGCTAATGCCGCTTTATCAGCAATGACTGCTTCAACTGTTGTTAGCCAACGTACTGTTGCTTCAACTGCGGCACAAACCGGTCAAAATCTATATGTAAACGTTGGTACTGCACAAGGTGCGGCCGCCACTATGGACGTTTTCGTATATGGTTACGATCTAACATTCCTACCTTAATAAGGACTAGGAAATAGTGAGAAAAGCCACCCCTATAAAGGGTGGTTTTTTTCCTTTTTAAGCATATAATTAATCATCCTCATCTAAAGGAAACATCATGCCATCTACTACACTTGCACGTGGAAATGCTCTTAGCACTTTCTACATTCAACCATCTTTAACCCCAGCCGCAGTTGCCGCAAATATTACTGCCGCACAAACTTTTACTATTGCTGGATTAGAAACAACTGATCATGTAACCGTATCATGCGCTGGCGCACAAACTGCCGGTTTATTTATTGCTGATGCTCGTGTTTCAGCCGCTAATACATTAAGCGTTCAATTTGGTAATTTAACCGCTGGTTCTTTAACACCAACCGCTGGTAATTACATTATTGACGTTATTCGTTTTGAAGGTCCATTACCTACAACGGCGGTGTAACAATGACTACTACAATTGGAATAAGACCAGTTGGCAAAACAACCGTTATTGCTTGTACCACTACGGCATCTACACCAGTATTGATTACCCCCAGTAGTAATGATCAAGTAACTTGGGCAGAATTTGCCAATGATGGCTCACAAGCAATTGCGGTTCGCATTGCAACGGCGGCTGAAAATGCGGTACATCCGGTGGCTGGAACGCCTGGCGATTACGTAATTAATGAAAACACTTCCGTTGTTTTGGCCGTGCCATCAAAACCGTATTATGTTTCAGCAATTACTATAAGCGGCAGTTCTACATTGTATGTAACACCAGTAGATGCACAATAATTAGGAAGCATTTATGACTAGCCCATCTAATTCTGACGTACAGAATTTATTACCAGTTCAAGCCTACTTCAATTTAGATGGGTCATTTAATACTTTTATTGGCCAAGGTCAGCCGTTTTATGCAACGG